AATGAAACGCTACCAGTTGCATATGTTGTATCAGAACCATCCATGATAACAGATGGCACCATTAGCCCAATAAAAATCTCTTTAATTAATTGAGTAACATCACCGGAAATATCATAAATTCCACTGTTATAACCAACACGCTCTACTTCAACAGCATTATGTGTGAAGATCTTAAAATCTTTATCGTATTGCGCCGAGTTACCTTGAATTGTTATTTTGCCATTTCTTCTAGTAATGAACAAACCAGTTGGTACAGTAAAGCACCAAACCTTTCCATTATATTGTACTTTTTCTACAATATTTGTTTTTTCTTTTGTATTGGGATTAGTGGCATATTTATAAACTAAAGGAAAAGATCCTCGCCCGGATGTTGACCAAGAAACTGTATATAATTTTCTTCTTGGAACTTTAACCGCACCATCACGATACAAATAATCATTATTATCACGTACAAACATTGTTGGCACATGACCGCATTTATATGCAATTTCATATACATCATCTGCTAACTGCTTAGATGTTGAATAATATGTAAAACGATTACTATTTTCTCTATTATTGTACACTGAGCCATCGCCAGCAACCATAGCTTTTAATAATATATTTAAAAGATCTGTATTTAAATTCAATACCCATTTAGGAACTGATTTAAATGCGGCTTTTACATTTCCATCAATATCGCCAATTGTTTTTTTAAAATATAAATACAGTTCCTTACTATGTATTATACCGTTCCAAATTTTATTATTACCACGCTTATTAAAAGTATTTACTGAGTTTTTATTAAAATAACTTGCAAATTTACTTAAGCAACTTACCATATCTTGATAATATTGGCTGTTTAATGATTGAGATAACCCAATAGAAAAATAACTTTTATCATTAGTATACAAACACCCTTCGCTTAGCAAATACCCTAAAAATTCTAAATATAATTCAATAGGGATTTTTCTACCACATATATTAACAAAATCTTTACTATCGCCTTTCCACTTAGCAACAGATCTAAACTTTTTCCAATCAGTAAATTTAAGATCCTTTGCCTCAATCTTCTTCCACTCACTCCATTTGGTTTTGCGCTTAGAGCGATGTCCATTATATTCATATTCTTTTTCTGATACCCACATATCATGATTTGGAGTAACTTTAATATCTATTTTATCATTATGAAAATGATACATTTCACCATCATAATTATATACATGGGAACTTTGAGGCTCATGATATTCTAAACATTCATTTTTAGGATTAAAGCAAGCAATCTTTACACCTGGTGATGGGGCAGAATATATACGCGAACTTCCTGTTGTACCATCCATCACCTCTTGATATTCGATGACATCCGAAAATCTCTTAAATCCTTGCTCAGTTAAAACTTCTGTATCTTCATCATGGCATTCAAACACATCCCGCCATGCATCCAAATCTGTTGGTGTTGGCCTAAATTCATCACTACCAATTTTCACCAAGGTCAATGGGTTAACCATGTTATCTGCTTGTGCAAATTTACTTTCTCTTAATTTATCCCACAACATGAGCTGACGAAACACACTCACAATCAGCCCTGTTCCTCTGCGCTCATATGGAGCAATCCTACGAGCCAAGTGAGATACATAAAAGTTATTCAAAGGAATATTATCGCCACGCTTTACATGCTCAATAATAGATGGATCAAGCTGTCTGCGCATTTGAGCATCAGCAGGCCTCTGAGAGAAAACTAAGCGCTTCAAATTTTCATCAGGTCGAAGGCTGATGAGCGGATCTCCAGCAATTGGAGAATTCTTTACTGTGATATAATCAGGATTCTGAATAACTAATCTAGACCATTTCGCTGTTCTATCATCCAACTCGCCATACACAAAAGCCTCACCAAGAACCCAAAATTCCTGAGCAACCTGAGAAACAATTGTCATCAAGTCAATTTCTTCAGACATTTCATTAAAAAATTGCTCATGCTTTCGATTTGCACATCTGATATTTAATTTGGCAATTGGATATGTTGAGTGCAATGTGATAGCATTTTGCACAATTGGATTCAGCGCAAAAAAAGCACGAGACCAAGCATTAATTGATGCACGGTCTCTTGGTAAGTTAAGGTTGCTATTAAGCCATAAAGGAGAATACACCTCTGGAATTTGGCGAACAGTACCTCCAGGACCACGAAAACCCGAACCACCAGACCCACCTGCACCACCAGCCCCAGTCAACGGACCAGCCGGAGTTGTGCCAACAGCAAATTTGTATAATGGATTTGTGCTGCCTTTTACACGTCCAGCTACAGATAAAGCATTCTCATTATCTCCCATGTTTGGGACATAATTTGAACCTTTGTCGCGAATTAAACCATTTGCAAAATCATCTTCTAACTGTGCTCTACGATAATGGCTGACTGATTTTACCATTTGTGGCGATGCTTCTGGGGGTAAGCCACCTCTACTATTTAAAAATGAATTGTGGTGAGTTTGCCCATTCACAAATCTATTACGATATGCCGGACTCTGCTGATATTGTGCATCAATCTGTGCTGCAGATTCCTGATGGAAACGCAATAATTCTTCTGCTCTTGTCTTATTTGCCATAACTTATCTTTTAGCTATCTCTCATAATATCAAAATACGCCTTCTTTTCCGCACTTATAACACCCCATCTTCCTGTAATCAGCCACATATCGGGCATGTTCTGGATGCTCACACCCAACACATCCTGATTCACCCATCGTTACAGTGCTAGCTTGCGCAATTTTTTTATTAATACCTTTTGCCAATACATCACAAGAACTACCCGCAACAACAAACTCTCCCAATACTTCTTCTGTATATTGCTTGTGAGAATAATCTTGTTTCATTTGTAAAATCTCTTCTTTCGAAAACATTGGCAAATATAATTTATTCATATGATAACCAACATTGTTATGAACTTTATCATATGTTAGCCATGTGCCATACTTAGCCGCTTGACGTTTATCCTGCTTGTAACCACAATGACCGCACTTAACCGTGTAGTCATGAAGCCAAACATCTTCCCAATTCACGCCTGGGGCATATAGCTGGAAATAATCATCACAACGTGAGCAATGTAGATGATAATAATATTTTTCTGATTGATTCCATAAAGTTTTTAATTCTGGATTATCATGTGGAGTACTTGCATAAACTTCTCCTTGACTAAACAAAGAGTTAAGTTTTTCTGTTGTAGTGCTGCCAGAATAGCCGAACTCATCACAAAACAATATCGAACGCAACCCATAACCTCTTAAACTACAAATATTAGATATTGAACCGAAAACTATTTTATTTTTATTAAGCAAACCAGTATTATTATTTATTCTAATATCTGAAAAAAACCGCTGCATAAAATCAGCAGACACATGATGATTAAAACTCGCATGTGCAATACCGGATCCATGTTCAAGACAATCTCTTTCTATAGCCCCGTAAAGTGTAGTAGCCCCAACCTGACGAGCCTTTAAGATAACAAAAGGTCTTCTCATAGGCTGATGCGCGCGAGTTCTTCCAACACTAAGACCTTTGGGCACAATATTAGTTTGTCTAACATCATCAAAAACTTCCCTCCAAAATGGATACATTTCTCCATCGGCATGCTGTTCATAATATTTTTGCAAATCCATAAGCTCTCCTATACCAATATATATCATTTGTTACGAGGCATATACCCAATAACCGCCGGAATTCTGCGTTTTTTCTGCGCAACATCATATTTCATATATTGCGGCTGCTTAATATTAAAGCCTTGTGTAATATCAAATTTATAAGCCAAGTAAGCATTTAATAAAGCCATAAAACCATCATTCGGTGTTGCGCCCTTAACAAAATGACGAACCGGATCACCTTGGCGATTCATTCGAATTTGTACCTCCATACTAGTACAATGCTTTATTAACCAAGATACCTCGTCAAAACTTCCATAAGGAAATTTAATATTGCCATTTTTCAATAACCCCATTAATTCAGAAATATAATAATCTTTTTCAAATAAAATTTCTTTAGGGTATATTTCTTTCATATATTTAACATGACCAATAACTTTAGGCACTGCTCTGCTTGCTAAAAACCGTTCATTATATTGTCTTTGAAGAATATGGGTTAAATCATAAGCATCGCCAATATCTCCAACTGCTAAATGAATATTATATCTACGATACATTTCATCAACAACAGCATGTTTGGTTGCAGGATCATTTCTCTGTAAACGAGTCGCAAACTGAACCTGAAACAATGTTGGAGATTCTGCAGTCAAGATAGTTACACAACTATATGATTGTCCTCTTTGCTTACCAGATAACTGGGCTAGATTTCCTCTTTGCCCCCAGTCAAACCCAGCATATACACGCTTACCTGACTCTCGTGGAATTGTCTTAACCATCCTCCTGCTAATATCACCACACATATCATGAATTTGCTCTGCTGAAATGGTTGCACCCTCGCCATCATAAAACTCACCCAACACCTCATTCTGATATAACCTTTCAGTATTAATTGGATTGTTCTCTGGTTTTTGATCAATAATAGTTTCTTTAGTAAACCTTGGAATATATAATTGATTAATATGATAACCAATATATTTTGCATCTTCTTCGGTACCCTCAATACTTAGCCATTTCCCACGATCTGCCGCATCTCGCTTATCCTGCTCATGCCCACAATGAGTACACTTTACGATATAGCCATAAAGCCAAATATCTTCCCAATTTACATCTGGCCGATACAAAGGAAAATAGTCTTCACATTTCTCACAATGTAAATGATAATAATGCTGATGTGCCGTTTGCCACATATCCCAGTAAGAAGATCCCTTTTGTTTAGGCGTTCCAAAATATACCTGAATACCTTGACCAATGCGACCATACTGTGCCTGTGCTAAAATCTTATTAACAGCGCCAATAGCAATACGAGGAATGTCTTGGCATTCGTCATAGAAGCCTGCCTCTAAAGTCCTACCACGAAGCCTATCACCATCCACGCCAGTAGAATCAATAAACATTTGATTTCCACCAACAAACTGTTTATAATGCATTGTATTGTTGGATGGGCTGGTTGAATCGATTTTTGTCTCAATAAAACTTTTTAATGTACCATCTGAACGCATTACGCCAGGAACAGGTTTTGATGAAGATATTAGTGTGTCAAGCTTTGTCTTTGTATACGCCTGAGCCATAGCCAATGTTGGAAACAAATGAGCCAAACGCATAGGCGCACGACCATGAGAACCAAACAAACCGCAACTCATGAAATAACATTCAAGAGCTGCGGCCATTGTTGTTGCACCCACCTGACGCCCCTTAACCATAACAATTGGTTTGGCATCTGGCTCAATTGATTTTAAACCAATATAGCGATAGATATCAGCAAAAGGTTTATAACCGTTACCATTTAAACGAAACGGTTTGCCATCAAGGGTTAGATTATGCTCACAAAAACTAACAGGGTCAATATTAAGAATGTTAGTTTTAAATTGTTTAAATAAGTCTGCACTTGCTGTCGGCTGTATTTTCCTCTTCATCCTCTCCTTAATACTGTTTTGCAGGCATTAAGGCAGAAAACGGATTTTTATTTTCATCATTAGAATCGTAAAAAACATTTCTTTCTGTTCCTACGCCAAGACCAAGATTCTGCTCACCCGCATCATTATTATCACGCGCAGGTAATTTTCTATTTATATAACGCGCCAAATCAGCATCATCAACATCAGATTCGTTTATACCATCACGCTTAAAAGTCTCAACGATACTCTGCAAAACAGCAGGTATTTGAATTCCTTTTTGTGTTGAAATAATGTTATCTATGAAATGCTCAATCTTTGGGTGCTTTTTCAGGAGTTCAGGAGTTTTTTTTTCTGTATCTTCTGGCTTTTCAGACTCTTCTTCAGCCGCAGTAATAATTTCCTGTGCAAGAGCCTGTCGCTGATACTCTGCCAAACCCGTGCGCTTCTGATAATCAGTAACCGCTTCTTCAACCGAACCATATGGGGAGTTATAACCACCGCCAATAATTGAACTCATCTGCTCAAAAATTGATGGTCCGCTACGCTCACGCATAACCTCTACTGCTGTCTTCTTTTCTTTCTCTTCTTTTGAAAATTTATCTGCAAAACGAGACAGCCAATCAGGGCATGATCCTCCACAGAAGTCTACATTTTCATCACTTGTTCGTTCTATTTTTAATCCACCACGACTCATTGTTCTCCTGTGCTTTGTTCAAAATCAAATACTTCTTCAGAACCACCAGATAAATCTTCATCCATAAAACCTAGCCCTTTTAGCTGGTCCAAAATATCCATTGCAGCTTCTTTAGACTCTTCACCCGTTTCATCATCTGCCAAAACCTGTTCAGCCATATCAGCCAAACGATTAAGCTCATCTTCACTAGCTTCAAGATCTTCACCATCAGCATTTGCACGACTCATAATGGCATACAAAGGATCTCCTTGGCCTGACCACTGATAAAAATCTTCATTCAATGCACCAAGAGGCATCTTAATCTTGAATGATTGTTCGCTTTCTTCATCTTCAAAATCCTGCGCCTTTTTCGCAAATACAGTTGCTAGTTTTAAAATATTTTTTGACATTGTTTACCTTATGACGGGAAGTTTGCCGCCCAATCCACATTATCAGAAGATGTCGTATTAATCTCCTCGTCAAGCAATACACCACGATCACGACGTATTGGATAACCCATGTCTGACATTAGCTGAATTACTTCTGCCTTTTCTCTTGTGCTTAGCTTATACATATCAGAAAATTTCTTAAATGAATCTTCAATATCATGCCCAGCACTTACAGTTCCGTTAATGCAAGCCCTGGCAATTGTAGAAATCAACAATGGAACTGTAACAACAATACCACCAACATGAGTTGCTTTCTGCCCTTCTTTTACAAACTCTGCAGAATAACCAGCTTTTTTGTTTTTTGCATGCCTCTTGTATTTTGTTATGCGAAGTTTTTCTAAGCGATCAATCAAGCGCTCAAGACCATCTTCAATCTGTGCCCGAGCTTCTTCCGCTTTTGCAGAGTCAATCTCGTTACGATAGTCTGAACGCATAGCTTTTGAAATTTCTTTATTCAAAGCTTCAAAGTATGCAATAACCTTTTCAATGCCTGTTGTATCCCTGCCTGTGTGGCGTGGAGTATTTTCAATCATGCCCGAAAGCCATGTTAAGAAACTACCTAATCCAAGGCTCTGCCAATCCCATGGGTCCTTTTCCTCTACCTCAATCTCTTCCTCAGGCTCATCAACCTCTAAACCAAAGTCGAGATCTTCTCCATCAGCACCAGGAATCTCAGGAACTAAAAAGACAATTTCGCCCTCACCACTCCCTTCTTCTAATTCATACAAAAAGGTATCATCAACTTCTTCTTCCCTCTCGCTATCATCAGCAAGCTGCGGTAATGCGTGATCAAGTTCTACTTCATACTCCTCACTATCGTCAGCAGCATTCATAAAAGCCCAATCTTCTGGTACGCTATATTGCGCTTTTTTGGCAATTGTCATAATTCAAGCCTTCTAGGTTATTATAATCCTGATTTTATACATTTTTATTGCTATGTAGCCTCTCATCTATACTATCATAGAGCGCTTTTATAGCTAATTTCACTAATTCTTCTTTACTATATCCGCCCTGAAGAGAATAAATTCCATAAAATAAGTTCCTGCTAATATTAGAATCAGCATAAAAACCAAGCGGATAACTATACAAACCATCTAAACCAACACCACTGAAAACATGAGAATAAAAAGGAGAACCTAATAATGAGCCTTTTGATGATTCGCCTGCCGCTGTATCCCCATGGTCACAGTCTACAGCCTCTTTTTCAGGAAACAAATTTGCTGCATATCGACATTCTGCCGGCGTCTCCCCACCACCCATCACTACCATTGTAAGCAAACGAGTATTGGCAGCAGCGATTTTCTGTTTTTCTTCTGGCGTTGCTTGGGACCCTAACTTTTCTAATGGAAACATGCGGTCAATATTACCACCAGCCAACTTACAACCAGTAGGAATTGATAAACCAAATGGACATGTATCATCACTATTACTACGAATTACTGCTAATTTTCTCATAAAGCACCCGATGATTTCTTTCCCCTTCTCTTATCAATCCAATCTTTCATGCTCTTTTCCCCGCCCCCTGGAGTCCCATAATATGGCGAACCACCTGGAGATGTCTCATTTGGACCTTCAGATGTATAATCATAATTTTGAAATAAAACATGTTTGCGCACAGACTCATCAACACGTTCTTTATCAGTTTTCTTAGGTTTTTTATATTGTGGTTTGCCCGGTGTTGGCTTTTCTGTGCCTTGATAATATCCCATTGTATGAAGATGTGATAATCTCTCCAATTGTCGCATCCTTACAGAAGATGCGGCAACATTCAGGTTAGTAAAAGATGGCAAACTTTGTATTTGCTGCATTCCGCCACCATTAACCCATGCATCAAATTCCTGCTCTTGTGCTTCTGCAGGAGCCTCACCACCAACAAAACCTTGCTGATCATCATAAGACTCAACATGGCCTTTTTCATGCGCAATAACACGAGCACAAGCTAATGCAGCGCTTTGGCCGCTTTGTTGCCCTCCAGATTCTGCCACAATACGATCAGCATTAATATAAATTACTGTAGGGTCTTTACCAGGACCTGCTTCAACATAACCATAATTTGCAGATGGCCCAATAACTATTTCTCTTACTCCAATAAAATAATTAGGCTTCCACAATTTCAAGATATCCAATGCAGCAGTTGCTTCGGCACGCCCAGGCTGTATTGTAATATTTGGTGTTTCAACCTGTGCCATACGGGCGATATCCTGAGAGCCAATTTCATCAGTTATACTCTCTGTCATCGGAACATATTGACCTATACCCATGCCATGAATAAGCTTAACTGTTTTCTGACTATCATAATCAAATGCTTTTTTTAATTTATCAGTTAAGTATTTTGGTTTTACATTTGCTATACTTTCTGGGTGCCGTTTTACCCAATTAATAATCTCATCATCCACCTCAAACCCAAGTTTAGCTGCCAAATATAAAATTCTAACCACTCTTTTATTATCATTTCCCAATGTAACATGAGAAGGTAAGCAAGTTCTTAACAATTTTTTACGAATATCTGGAATGCCTAGCCCAGTTGGATCTTTGATTGTCTCTAAATCAAGTTCCATTAAAAGAGCATTGCATGTAAAATCACGACTTAACAACTCAACCATCATATCTTCTGGCTTGACCCCAACCTTTTGCAATGTTTTTTCCAGACCAGGCACACGATAATTAGATGAAAAATCAAGCTTTGTTGACCCTACAGTAATCTGAGCATGGCCATCCGACAAAACTTTATATGAACCGTTGGGTATAAGCGCACCAACATCTTTAGCTAATGCATGAACAGTATCATCACCAGTAGTAATATCAACATCTTCAATATCACCAAGCTTTCCTAATAGCTTATCGCGCGGAATGCCGCCAACAATAAAAGGCTGAGAATACCCTTTATCTCTGGCTGTTTTCGCAACGATATCTAATAGTTCTCGAATGGCCATTGATCATTATCTAACTGGTGTTGGTGGTGCTGTTTCTACATCAGCCGGCCCTGCAAATTCTTGCCCTGGTGCTTCAGCCGGTGCCAATGCTTCCTGTTGTTGCTGGCGTTCTTTCTGTATAGACTGCTGTTTTCTGCGCTCTTTACGCTCTGCTTCTTCCTTTTCTTGTTGCTCTAAATTCGCGCGGAGTCCTGCCGATTCGCCTTCCTGATACTTGTCATCAAGTACAATCTCTGCCTCATGTTCTTGAATTGTACCGCGAAGCTTAGAAAGAACATCCTCAATACGTGTTGATACATACTGGTTTGATTCTAATGCAGAGCGCAAAGCCTCTCCCAAGCTAGGGAAGAACGAGCTGATGCCAATCTTATCCATCATCATATCTACAACAGCAAGACGACGGGCGATTTCACGCTTCTTAAACAAACCAGACAACAGCTCAAGCTCATGCACTACATCTCCTGTTGTAACATCTTTCAAAGCCAAATCGATAGCTCTGTCAACTTTCTCTTCACTAATATCAGCTTGAGTTTCTGGATCGATTGATAAACCACTTTTTTCATCTGATGGAATCTCTGGTTGGCGTTGTGGCACTCCAGGATCTTGCGCCTCAACAACAATCAATGCATCATCACTTGCGGCTTTTTCCAAGTCTTCATCTTCACCATCATCAATCACACCGGTTTCTAGCAATTTAAAAAATTCTGCAAAAGCATTTCGAGTATCCTCTTTTGATGCTGCAGGTGTTTCTCCTAGCACTGACGCATCTTCCGTTGGGCCAAGAAGTTCTGCAGCAGGATCATCTTCCACACCCTGAGCAATTTTGAAAAAGAAATTGGCAGCTTTATTTTTACCAAGCGTATTTAGATAATTACCTGTACGATAAATATAATCTTCAAACAATGAAGACTTAAGTCTAAGCTTGTTTGCTGTTTGAACTTTGCGCTTTAAATCTTGCAATAATTTAAGCATAAAATCTTGATCATCTCCAGCAAACAATTGTCCATCCAAAGATGATAAAAGCTTTTCTGCAGCGTTCAAACGGCTGATAATCTTATAGCGCTGCCCCTCTACACGCTCACGCACACTATTTACATCATTTCTTGCTCTTGGCATATCATCTGGCTGACAATGTACCATAGGAGGGGCGTTATTAAACTCATATCGCATTGGTGGAAAATACCCACCATCAGGTGAATGATACCCTTGCTGAGCCAATTTATACTTATTCTGCGCTCCTTCTTGGTAAAATCTAAGCCAGTGTTTATAATCAATTTTTTCCATTTTACTCCACTGTGCTGTTACAGCATCAAGCGCCTCGGTGAATTCTTCGCCATTATTGGCCCTTGAATATATGTCTCGTGTTGCCCGCATCCAATTATCTATATTATACGGCATTAACTGCCTCATGCCGCCATATCCAGCTGGGTATGCGATTTTATATGTTTTTGTTAGTCTATTCAATACTTCCGGCTTAATAGACAGGCCAACCTTGTGCGCTGCCATTGCCACAGCATCAAATAAACTTACTAAATTACTAATACCATATTCATCACGGTTATTAAATACTTCCGCCATGACTTCAACAGCTTTCTTACCAACTCTATGCCCTACAATATCATCAATAACATCAGGCACATAGGACGAAATATAAAAATAAATCTTTTGATCTTCAGGCGAGTTAATACCAAGCTCACTCATAACCATTGCTTCTTCAAGAAAAACATCTTTATTTTCATCATCAAGATATTGCAAATTAGGCTTGGCTTGATTATAAAAATATTCATTAAGCTCACCAGATTGAAATAGTTGTTCTAAATCATACTTCATCTATGTCCTCAACATCAGCTACTAAAGCCGCTACAGTCTGTCTGCGGTCTTCTAATGAACGTGGCATTGCGCTAGGATTATCAACCTTTGCAAGTTTATTTGTAAGTAACTCCATAAAGCGAGCAGATGTCTCAGGATCTAATTCCATTAACAACTCGCGAATTGTTTCCTGAAATGCTACAGAATGCTGCTCAACCATATTAATTGTAATGTCATGCTGAATAAGCTTATCTGGCCTTTCATTGATAAGCTTGTCCGCCTTCTCTAACGCTATCGTTAAAGAATCAAAATACTTGAGCATGATATAATCGCCTTTCATGTTTCCAGGATTTTCTTGAATTTTATCCCAGACCTGCTCAAGACGAGCTTCAAGCATCTTAGCAACTCTTTGAATTTGTTGCTTTAAATCAATTTCATCATCCATATACTCAGCAACCCGCTCTCGCCAAGATTTATTATTTAATAATGATTCTGCTACTTTATTATCTAGCTTTCCCTCTTTCTCTTCTTTTAAAACTATACTAAGAGATTTATAATGGCTTAGATATTTTCCTACAAATTCTTTTAACATTGATGTAGGCAATCTTAAATGAGCCTCATCATTACCATGGTATTTGAGTTTTAGATACTGCGCAACGTCTTTCGGAGATTCGCCATTCGTAAGCTTACCGATTAATTTATCTTTCTCTGGGTGATCAAGTAATTTTTGAAATTCTGACATATCATCTTACTTAACTTCTGGGTCATAAAGCTCTACAAACTTAGCAACACTTAAAATATCCAAAGAATCTTTGTTATCGCCGAAATATACCATACCATCATTAACTTTTTTGACAGAGGCTTTACTTCCACTAGCTACATGAACCCAACTTGTATTTGGCTCTGGGGCATATTTAGCAAACTCCTCATCAATGGATGCCTGTGTAACATTAATTGGATATTTTCCTTCCAATTTTTCATTTATCTTACGCAATGTCTCAAACCTATCTTTCTCAGATACATCTGCTGCAAATTTAATATTTACAATTTTGCCAACAGGGCCATCATCAAAACTGGCAGCGAACCGACTCAATGCACTTTCACGAGAATCAAAAATAGAATGACCACCATCACGATTGTACCAAAAATCATGCTGATGCTCTACACCACCGCCAGGGACTTTGTTGCCCTTCTCTGTTGTAAAACCTGTAGTCCAGTCATAAATCTTTTTATCCAATGAACACTGATAAATATAATCAGCAACACGGCTAACACTTACACCAGGATGGTCTGGGCAGTAACGTGTTTGCAAAGAAGACTCTAATGGACGATATTCTTTCACTTGTTCTTTCACAGCTTTTTGAATATCTTCCTTTTTGTACATCTTATCTAGACCCTCTTTCGGCTCCTTATACGTCTTCTCAATTGCTTTTGCACGATACTCTTCACGCAAACGATTAATTTCATCTTCTGTACTTGCCTTGGCCTGCGCAACGGCATTCTTTGGAGCACAAATACCAACCAACAAATCATCCAACAAAGAAGCGCTTTTTCTTAGCTGCTCATCGTCGCTATCATCAAGTGCAGATGCTAAAAGAGCAACTGTTTCTAGCGCCTCAGGAGTAACCTTAGGCTCAATATCTTCAATCTCTTCAGCGGCTTTTTCTAATCTTGCCACAGAACCAGCTACAATAAGCGTAACAAGCTCAAAAAGCTTAGGATCATGCTCAGCTTCAGCCAACACTGTATCAGCCTCTTCTTGCAATAAATCAGCTAGTTTTTTTAGATTTTGCGAAATTGACATCAATTATCCTTAATAATGAAGAATTTTATGAGCTAAGAAGGTTCCACCCTCACTGGTCTCATCCATACCTTTACGGTAAAGTGGGCGGCAATCACCATTCTTATCTTGATAAACTTTGTGTAATGGCATATTCAAATGACCACAAAGCGCATGTTTGCTGGCTTTGTTCTGCACAACCATCGCACATCCATGCTGCTCACTTGCTACACGCTTCAATGTTTCTGGATTATTGCTCTCAACAAACAATGCAATAGCACGCTTTTGTGCCTCTGGGTCAACTTCACCAAGAACATCAATAGCATCTTCAATCTTCAAAAGATTTCCTTCTGAAATACCATCACGAACCTGCTGCATCAAATCACTGGGCTTGCTGCCATATGCAGGAGAAGACTGAGCAATTGCACGAGTATCTATAGCACCAGAGCGCATAATCTCGGCAATACCTTCACGGGAAAACTCAGATAAATTACCAGCAGAAATCAAAATCTCTGGTGGCATTACTAATCCATCACGAACCTTGACAGGAACCTTGAAGCCAGCTGTACGATCAACAGCAACAGAATAAACCACTGTATCATCTTCAGCACCAGTGACAGAAACCTGTGTATGGCCAAATCCAAAATCATACATTTTGCGGGTTAACATGTTTACACCAGCATCTACAGCTGTTTTGCCAAACAAATGATTTGCAATACCACGAGGAGATGCCAATCGCTTAGCAAATGTTTCATGCTCTGGGTCAAGCTCAACCTCTGGAATCGCAACATTTGGATTTGCCGCATCAACCTGCTTATATGTAATCCCATTAGGGTCATGAGAAGCAGGAGTTTCAGAAGCCACTTTCATTTTCATGACAGCCATATCTACATCAGAAACCTTCTCTGTTATACCATACTTGGCTGCAGCAAGAACGTCTAATAGCTTCTCGCCATCAACCTTAAAGTTTTTGCCAGCAGTTGTTAAAATATGTCCTTTCAACATCTCAGGCTCAATATCAGCAAAACCAGCCTGGGTTAAAAACACTGTAGGCAATAACGCTTTACCATCACTGACCTCTACAGGGACAAGCACATGGCTTTCACCTTTTGGAGTATCATATGAGGCAGTACATACAATAAAATCGCCTCTTCCAGCGAATACCTTTACACTCTTTGGCTCAAAACCAGCTGCTAAAAGCTGTGCATAACAAGATTTTTCAGCCCTTTCAGCAGTTGCATTAGAATAAAGCCTGGCCTCTGGTGCTTTATCAAAGATAGTGCTGAGCGCATTTGATAGCAATGGGTCTGTTACCACATTGTAATCATGTTCTAGCGGGGTGTTTTCACTTTCGGAACGATGAAAAAACGTAGGGCCATTCAGCGGTTTGCGGCCAAGCTCATCAGTAAATAAATCAGCCAGCTTACTATTTGAAGAATTCAGCTGCTCATATATACCGTTTAGTTCGGCACGAGTAATGAACGTTTGCCTGCTTGCCATTTTCGTTAAAACATTTGATGTTGTTACAATAGCTGCATCATGTGGGTTTGCTTGAGCCGCCTTAGACGCTTTAACCGCCAGCACAGCAACAGGAAACTTTTCTTGTTGACGCAAAACCTCTACCGCCTGTTCTACTGCATTTGCTAGATGTGTATCAATACTCATCCTTATCCTTTTAATTCCGGGTATTTTGTAAAAAGTGTATTACGCTCGCTCTCTGATAAATCATCCAATAATGATCCAACCATATCCTTATCAGAAGCTAATTTGCCCGGAAGATATCTGCATACTGATTTTGCCTCTGCAGCCTCCAAGCCTAGTGAAGCCATCGCAACACGCTTAATTGGCTCACCCTTATAGAAAATATTAACGCCGCTCTTATCTGCGACCGTTTCCCATATGTTTGCGCTTGCTGTCTTAGGTTCAATCTCATCATCGTCATACATTGCGACAAGGACCTTATCCCCATCTTTTTCTTCTACAATCCAAAGCTTGTCAAATCCATTATCATCATTAAAGCGAACAACATCAAATGCTACTCGCTCAATGCGATCTTCAACATCGGCTAATCTAATAAATTTTTTAGCGTTAATTTTTTGGTCTAAGGAAGTGTAGTCTTCATCTAAAAGTCTAGCATGCTTTATAGTCATGATTAAGTCTCCGTTTACAAAGCGCAGTAAATTCAAAGAAATGCAAAAAGAATAGTAGATTTACATTCTGCTGCCCTGCAAATATCCGCGCTTATGCCTATTAGCAAAGGATTAGAACCTCAATCTTCCGTAATCTCTGCGATTTTACGCAAAATGCCTCGAATCTTATCATCCTTCTCAGCCAAGCGCTTAAGCTTCTTCAATGCTCCGCCATATACTTTTTTGCCATTGCGATAATCACAATTGCCATTAAGACTTTTTGTAATACTAGATTGATTTACATTAAGCCTTTTTGCTATCTCGATCTGTGTCAGTTTCTCTTTGGCATACAAATACACCACCTGACACTGACGCTCGGTTAGCTGAGTATCTACAAGACGCCAGAATTCTGCCTTCAAAGCGTCCCTCAAGTCCAACAATTCTTCATTGTGGGGCGAATACATAGATGTCATGCCATCCGCATCAGCCACCTCGATAAGTATTTCAGGTGAACATACTGATTCCACAATTAAAAATTGATATTTATCGCTGCGATTTTTTTTCCTGTCCAATTATGTTCCATATAAGTTAAGGGGATCACTTACTTATATATCGCATTCAAACTATCTATTACATTCTGAACACGCCCCGGTTCGGCTTTTCTTAAGAACTCATCAATATCCTTAAAATCTGACGGAGGCTTGATTGATGTAATGTTGCAAAAAGCACCATAACGAGCTTTTATTTTATGTCTCGCTTTTTCTCCTGCATCATCATTGTCTAATAATAGGACCAAATTATTAGTACATCTTCTTAATTGAAAAAATTGATATCTTGAACAATTAGCCCATCCCAATGCCACAGTGTTATTAATTCCCTTTGATTGACATGTAATACAATCAAATTGTCCTTCAACACATATGGCATAATTCTTTTTTATTATTGATTCCTTTGCCTTGTTCAGACCAAATACAAACATTTCCTTGTGAGCACCCAGAGTGTATTTATATTTTTGAATAGCTTTCTCTGTACTAATCGTTCGGCCCAGAAGAGACACTATCCTCCCATGCTCATCCCGGAATGGCATTATCAAATTGTGCTTA